CATTGCTACTATTTTCTCCTGATATTTTACCTGATATTCTGTCTAGAGTCTCTTTATCATGAGACTTCCCATAAAAAGGGTTATTCTTGCCTCTCAAAGCTTTATGAGATAAAATTAAATTATACCCTTTATTTGAATAAGTTCCATATATTTCTTCAATATAATACATCTCCCAATCATCAAGAGTCTCTATAGGGATATTTTCATCAACCACACTAAATTTAAAAGCCTCTTCCCCATATTTATTGTAAGATTTCTGTAGATGGGAATTAGGGTGGTAATTTCCTCTTAGTGTGGACAGGTGATCTGCTTTTCTTTTTCTAAAGTTTGTAGTTTGTCCTATATACTTTTTCTCATTCTCAAGATTAGTTATACAATAAATTAAACCTGTTTCCATTTCCTCATCTCCTTATTGTTTAAAGAGGGGACTTTCCTATCCCCTCTATTTTATTTATTGTTAACCAATAAACTTATCAAAAACAACTCTTAAGAAGTTCTTTTTATAAGTACTAGGCATAAACTGAGCTACACCTTTAGTCTGTGTCATATATAACCTACGTGCATCTTGGTCAGTATAAACGTCATCTAACTCTCTTACATTTCTAACTTCACCTGCTGGAGCGTTAGTACTAACCCACATTTCAATCTCACCGTCTGCATTACCTTCTGTACCATCAAGTGTATGTACAGGTACAAGATTTACAGGATAGCCAAATAAGTTGCTCAGCATACCATTCCGTGTAATTTCTTCATACACACTCTCAGGAACTGTAGAGTATGCTGCTGAGTCTACAGAGATCCAATTGTAGAGATCCTTCACCCTGTTTGCGGGCACGAAAATCGAATTCACGGATAAATTCAGTCTATTAAAGTGGTCTGCTAAAGTCTTAAAGATTTCTAGTGTCAAGCCTCCTTCAGCCGAAGCATCAATATTATTTGTTCCAGGGAAGTTCTTATAATCATCATCTAAAACAATTTGCATTTCTGTTTCTAAATCGCTACCTGTAGGTACAAGACCTGATTTAAGTAATGACCACATATCAGTATTCATTCTTTTAGCCATACTTCTTGCCAGTCTATCTCTCATTTTTTGCTCATTGGTAATATCCCCTTGCTTTAAGGACATCCTATTCATATGTACTTCTGGGGTCTGAATGAAGTAAGGATGAATCCGAACTAAATCAGAATCTGTCACTTGAGTTTCGCTAGGAGTACCTCCATGCTGTGAAATATAACTAATTGTTGCATGTGGTTTTGGTTCAAAATCTAATTGAAACCAGTGAGGATCCCCTAAACTAAGTGTTCCCACATTGAAAAAGTCTGAAACAAAAGACTCAGCATATACATTCAAGTCTACTTTGGGAATTAACTCCTCAGCATACTCTTTCTGAAGTCCTTCATCACTTGCCATTCTTTTCAAAAATTCTTGTTTCTTCTCTTTTGGTACCTTCTTGCTTTTTTCTTGTTTAGCTTTAGCTTTCTCAAAAATATCTCTATTAGAAGGTTGACCAAACTTTAATTTTGTATCTAATTTACTCATTTATTTTCACTCCTTAATTATTTATTTTAAAAGTACTTTTACAAATTCAGCACCATCAGATTCAACAGCTGTACCAACTACAACTCCACTACCTGCTGTTGGGTCTGTAGCAGAAAGAACCCCACTAGCTACATATAAGTCATCGCCAGCAGTAATAGTAGAAGCATTATCTACTAAATTAGTCTCAATAATACCATAAGGTTTAGCTAATACAATAGTGAAGGGATCACCAGGTTTAACTTCATCTCTCATAATATCTGATACTAACCATTCCATATCAGTAAGTTCTTCACTAATTCTAGAATATAGATAAGCATCAGGCTTTACCCCATCACCTGCAACAGCAACAGTATTCATGTCACCATTAAATACTACAGGAGTACCATCCATTGTCTCTACATTAATACCAGTAGCAGTTAAAAGATCTTCTCCTACATCAGTTGTTCTCTTCCCTTTGAAACTAAAACCAGCTACAAAGTGAGTATTTCTCACAAAATTATTTGTTAAGCTCATTATTTATCCTCCTTATTAAAGTAAGTCAATTAAGTCTTTATCACTAAAATCTTCTTTATCCAAATCAATATCGGTTGGATCAAAACCTTCATTCTTATCAGAAGCTTCTTCTTTCTCAGTCTCTTCTTTTTCTTTCTTTTCAGCAGCTTGAGCAAAACCTTTTAGCATAAGTTCAAAAGATTTATCTGTCATTTCAAGAATATCTTCTTCACTAGCTTCAAGACTTTCTAAATTAATATCTTTTTCAGCTAAAGCAGACTTTCTTTCATTTAACTTTTTCTCTCTAGCCACCTCTTGCTTATACTCAGCATATTCTTTCTGAACCTCTTTATACTTTTCAACTACATCTTCAACCTTTTCAACATCTTCATCTTCCAGATTAGCAATAACTTTCTCTACATAATCTGCTTCAAATTCTTTTTTCTGAGCTTCTAAAAACTCATTAAACTCTTCTTCTGTTTCAAATTCTTTATACATAGTATTATTTTCCTCCTCATTTTCCTTAATAATTTCTACACTTTCATCTTTTTCAAATTTACTTGCTATAACCTTCTCAATGTCAAGAGTTTTATCAGCAGCATTTTCAGTAAGTGCAGCCCCTGAATACTCAGAGGGGATAATCACCCTCGCTACTTTCTTACCATCAACAATACTACCTCTTCTATCTACATACTCCTCAGCTTCTGGCTTGTCTATTCTCTCATCACCATGTAATATATAGTAATCATTGAAATAGACTTCCATACTAATCTGATAGTCACCGTTCTTAATAGCATCTACAGAAATATCAAACTCATCAAGAACAGATTTCCAAAGAACAGCTTCACACTTAATTCTTCCAATATTCCCTTCCTCAAATTCAGAAGAAGTAATAGCTCCAACATTAATCCAACCTCTATGCTCTAAATTAATATAACCAAAGTTTACTGTATCAAACTTCTCTTTAGTAGCATCATAATCATATGTATCTCCGTTGGCATTAATTGTAGGTGCAGTCCTTAAGAGTGGGAACTCTATCCGAACTTTATTGGAATGAGAATCTATAGCAGCTTCAGACTTTTCTATAAAACTAGGTTTAATCTGAATCTTTACTTTATCCATCATTCTCACCCCCTTCTTCTGGGATTTCTTCATCTATTTCCTCAGTATCCTCTGTTTGTTGATTTTCTTCCATTTCCATTTCTTTTCTCAAGAAGGATTTCATATTTACATCTTGTGAAGGTTCAAATGGAACTGTCACATACTCTAAGTATTTTTCTTTCTTACCTTCCTCAGACTTAATATTAATCTCTTCATCAAAGTCAAAGTCATATGTATCCAATGCAGTCTCAGGAGATAATAAACCATGCTTATAGAGGAATGTAATAGTTTCTAGTGTATCAGCATTACTCATTAAATTAAGATTAGAGAATTTAACTTTAGGTAATTTTAGGTTATCACCGTAAGTTTTAATACCTTTCTTTTCTGCAATCTTTTTATAAATTTTATGAATAGAGTCTCTAATTTCTTGTCTAGCTTTCTTAATATCCTCATAAAGCATATTAGATTTAATTTCAGCACTTCCTTGATTATTGTCTTCACCAAGAAAAGCATCTAAACCAGACCAAGCAATAATTCTATCAATTACAGGTTTATACTTTTCAGGAGAATAAACATCACCGTCTGGTATAATCCACTTAGCATCCATAAACCACTGAGTAAATATTTCAGCTGACTCTGAAGGATTTTGGAATAACTTTTCAGCTTGTTCTAATATATCATCATCAACAGGCTCACCTTCAAATAAATCTTTATCCCCAACTTTAACTTGTAAAATAGCTTTCTTTATCTTATAAGCGACACTGTAGTCACTCTCTTTATACATAGATAATAAAGCTAAATCATCAAATACAGGTTCAATAGGTGTTCTAGCATAATTCTCATGATAAGCTTTTTGATTAGTACATCTAAAAATCTCATCTTCGTCAAATAATACTTCTTTACCCTTTGACCATTTCTGATAATACTTAGTTGGAATAACTTTTCTAACTCTTTTTCTAACTTCCTCATCTGGGTCATTAATTAGATTCACTATCTCAGGATTAGGTTTTAAGTAAATTAAATCCTTACCAAAAACACTTTTAACTTTTACCTCAGTTGGATTCAGAATAGTTAATTTTGCTAACTCATCTCCCCTCCAACTTAAGTAAGGATACCATTCACCTACAACCTCGTGCTCAAAAGCAGCATTCTCTGCATACTGTTTAATGTCAAGTCTTTCATTAATCTCCTTATACTGTTTTTCTATATTAGGATCCTCATGATAAACCCTTAAACCATCTACTATATAAGCTACTTTAAGCATTATAATTCTATATAAAAGCCCCACACCCCAGACAAAGTCTCTAGATAACTTTATCTTTTGCTCTCTACTTAATCTACTCTTAAAGAGGTTTCTAAGTGAGGCTTTATTACCTGAAACAAATTGATTATATAAATCATCCGATGTATAATTAAAATATCGACTAAGAGTTCTTGAAGCTTTACCTAACTCAAACTTTTCTTCTTCTTGTTTTACATCTTCTTCAGCAATAATTTCCACCTCCCTTAGTTAGACCATTTTCCAAGAGTAAATCCATCTGAAGGAGTTCTCTTATAAGTATCTTTAATCATTTCATCTGCCATATAGCAGCCTAACTCACAGACTGTCCATCTATCTTTAGTTTGTCTAGAATCTTCAGGAATATACTTTACAACATTGTTATAAGCTTTTATTTTAATAGCAGTAATCTCATAAATAGTATTCTTAATTTCCTGATAAGCTTTTTCTTCTTTCTTTGATTTATACCCTGTTACTGGATCAGCTGGTATTTTAAATCTACCCTTTTCAATCTCAGATAAGAAGTGTCTAGCCCTTTCCTCGTTAGTGCTGTTTGTAAAGTTGTGAATTTGTAAGAGCTTTCTTATCTGATATTCATCACCATATTTCTTCTGAACATACTTTAATTGTTCTTTATCATCTTTATCAATAATAATATCTCCTACATAACCATCATCATATTCATAAGGTTCTGCTAAACCATCTTTAATATTTTTATTTCTTTGGTCAGCAACTATAAGAACTATATTAAACTTTCTCATAATATCTCTTACAACTTTAATCTTCTCTTTTATAAAAGCCTGATTCATTGTAACCATTCTTACAAGCCTTTTCTTATTTCCATCTAACTTGATTACAGCAGCAGCAAAATTATCCTGTCCTTGATCTGCATCATCAAAAGCTAATATGTATTTATGATTAGGAATACCATCTTCATCATATTCCTGTTCGAATTCTATCTGAGTCTTAGGAACTGAATATTTACCTTTCTCTTCATCAATCAACTTAGGATGGTCTATTGCTCTCTCATCTAATAACTTATAAGAAATAAAACCACCTGTATCATCTGGAAAGATATTTAAGTACTCCATTTTTCTTGTAATAGGATCAGCATTATAGTACTCTTCTAATACCATGTCATTCTCAAATTTTCCACCCTTAAGTCCATCTATAAAATCATAAGTGATAATATCATAATCTTCATTACCTTCAGCAATTTTATCCTGATACATTTGATATTGCTTATAATAATCATTCCAAGTAAATGAAGCGGTTGAAGCAATTATAAGCTGGTTACCAATATCAGTTTCATCTTCCTCTACACCGTCTCTCTTAGTAAAGAGCATAGGCTTAAGAATTTGGTCAACCATTTCATTCATGCTCCCATTATGAGGGAATCCGTACTCATCGACCATAACTATGTTATATCCTTTAGAACGAATATTAGGGTTTAAAGGTAATGCCTCTATTTTAGAACCATTCTTCAAGTTAATTAACCAACTTGTACTCCCGTGTTTAGGTCTATCAATTACCTCTGCCATGAATAACGGACTTTTCTTATAAATCTTCTCAACTTCGTTGAATACTGTTTGAGCCTGTCTAAATACAGGGGCAGTAATTCCAATTTTAATATCTTCGTATAAGAGAGCTTTCAACGCAAAATAAACAGCAGAAGTAAATGTTTTACCAGTACGTCTACTACATAGCAACATTGGTCTCTTATTACGCCACAGTCGCTCTAATATGTCTTTCTGGTAGAAGGTAAGGTCTATACCTAATAGCATTTCTGCTCCTAATACAGGGTATCTCTTAGCTGTATAATAAAGCATTGACAGATTCTTAAGAGTTTCTTTTCTCTTATTCTCCATCATTATCACCTACAACTTCTTCAATCTCTTTTTCTATATCCAAGTCACCTGATTTAAGTTTCTTCCTTCTCTCCTCTGACTCTTCAATAGCTTCTCTTTCTTTAGCACGAGATTGTTCAATACCTTCTATCATGTCTTTAATTGACTTTTTATCAAAATCTTCATTAACCTTACTGTATACAGATAACTCTTTCTCATCTGTTCTCTGTCTTTCAATAATCTCTTCAAGATCATCTTTTAAGTCACCATAAACTGATAACTCACTTTTCTTTATGCTTGTAAAATCTTTATCTAATGCTCTAGACTTGCTCACAGCCTCTTTTCTATATAAGTCTTTTATCTTTAATTCCTGCAAGACTAAGAAGTGTACAATAGCCATATCCTTCTTTGTAAAATGAACATCATCTGTATTTAAAATCTCATCTAATCTCTTCTCTAGATACTTCTGTTCTTGATCACTATACTCACCAGTATCAAATGCCATTAAGTCTATAGGGAGTTTATTAGTATCCTTCTCTGATATATCCTCAGCATTCTTCTCTTTAGCTATCCTCAACCCAAATCTTTGTTTAATGGTTGATGTCAGCTTCTGAGGTAAACCAACAGCCTTATAGGGAATATCAATATCTTCTCCCCAACCACAATCATTACAGATAACCTGATTCCAACTGTATCTGATATTTCTACCCTTACAGACTGGACAAACTTTCCTCTCATGGTTCTCTGCCATATAATCAGACATTTTCTCTTTTACATCAGAGATAGCATCAAGAGATTCTTCAACTAGTTCATCATCAAATAAATGTTCATATTGTTTATATTTAAAATAACTTAATGCCATTTCCTACACCTTCCTATACTCTATAAACTTGCACACTATTCCAATCTGTTTTATGATTTTTTACACTAACTCTGGCATAAGCATGCACCCAATTAGCTCCTTTAGCATCTTTGTCCCTATAAGAAACATCTAACTGCTCCATACAACCAATCTCACAAGCTGTTTTTCCTTGAAATTCAGTAATCCCAGCCGTATGTGTATGCCCTATTAGGACAGTGTTATATTCCCCAAACTCTTTTTCATGGAGTTTTTCCGTTCTATTTCTCACAACATTTCTTACTGTTCTCATCTTAACCTTACTATATCTACTAGGATGAGCAAATAAAATATCAAATATTTGAGTGTACCAGTGATTTATGTAAAATACATTATCAAAGAATCTTGTAACTTCCTCTAAAGGTTTATGCTTATCAGCTAAATAACCACTAAGTGCTGTCACTACTTTATGTGAGAAATATGAGTGTAGCCTATTTTCATGGTTACCATTTATTACTACAACCTCATCAAATATTTCTGCCCT